CTCTGTTGATTGGTGGTGTGTTCATCACGGCGGGTGTATTTGAGACAGCAAGACGCAAGCCCAATTACTTTGGTGGATTGGGTAGAGGCAATGGGGGTGAGCATGAGTAAGCTATCCGAATACTTTGGAGAAGATAAATTTGATGACCGCTTTGCATATGTTCATGCGTTATCGCATAACAACTATGCGGCACAGGCTGTCACAGATGGTGGACACACAGAATTTCGGCTGGGTGTGTTTCCTACAGAAGAACGGGCAGAGATAGCCTGTGAGGATTATGTGATGGGGGTGGCATATGACTAAGCTATGGCACAAAGTAAAGCATTACATCATCACACATGATGACATTGAGATGCTGTTGTTAGCGTGTATACTAGGCTCTCTAAGCTGGATGGCTATCCATGTTATAATAGGTATTATACAAAGGATATGCTGTTGACAGCTCATATCTTATATGATATAACTGCATCTTACACAATCGAAAGGAGAATTAATATGCCATTAGAATATATCCCTGAGAACCTTGACTTCAAGGTAGACTTTGAACCAACAAGAGTTAGTGACAAGAAGTATGTCATTAACCGTAGCACTGCCGAACCTATCGCTATCGTAGGTAAGGACTTCACCTGTGCATCACACGGTGACTTCTTCCGTAGCGTTATGGACACGGTGACAGAGAACCTTTCCTCATATGAGGTAGACGGTGCTAACATTGCATGGCGTGATGCCCATCAAAATGGCTGGGCTATGATGGACATGACCCTGCCTAACGTCAAGGCTACAATTACTACCCCGAAGCATGAGACTGAGGTAGCACAGCGCATCATTGCATTGCATGGTGTGGACGGTACTTGCTCAAACACTGTACTGTTTGGTGCTATCGACTTCTTCTGTACTAATGGTATGGTGCGTGGTGAGCATGACAAGGTACGCCGCAAGAATACCAGTGGCTTCAGCCTCGACAGGTTCATTGCCCAGCTAAACCGTAGCAAGCAGGACTTCTACGCACAGTCTGAGCGTCTACAAGGATGGGCTGACAAGTCTCTATTCTTTGGTGACGTTAAGCCTATGCTTGAATCACTGCTCAAGTCAGACAAGACAGCAGACAAGATGATGCGCTTGTATGAGCAGGAAGCTAACACCAGAGGACACAATGCTTGGGCGTTGTACTCTGCCTTCACTAACTATGCAACGTATGCTGATGAGCGTAATGGTTTCAAGTTGCGCAACACTGGCGGCGATACACAGGCTGTCAATATGTTTCAGCGTGAGGCAAAGGTATCACAGTGGATTGAAAGCAAGCAGTTCAAGGAGTTGTTAGCGGCATGAAGAATTATGTTATTGAGTTTGCACCTGACTGGTGTGATGGTTGTCTGTCATATGATACCAATGCTTCTTCAGAAGAAGAGGCATTGGCTACTGTAGACAGGCTAATAAAAGAGATGAAGGGCATAGCTTCCTGTGACGTTACAGCAATAGATGAATGGGAGTATGATGATGATGACGATAGTGCGCATTTAGGTTGCCCTAGTTATCCTAATTGTGATGAAGCCCCTATGGGATGTCGAGTATCTATGGGGGATGATGTTGAGTGGTATGGACACAGAGATTAGGAGAGCGTTATGAAGACAGTGCAGCAACTAGTTGACAAGTACTATACATCTAATGATTACAGTATGTTACGCGACAGAACTAAACAAGACTATCAATATTTCTTGCGTGTAATGTGTCAAGAATTTGGTGATGTAAAGTATGATGAGTTGACAAGTAAGCAAGCTAAACACGCCTACGAGGAATGGGTTGTGCGGGGCATCAGCCTCGCCAACCACATCTGCACTGTGTCATCTATCGTGTATCGCTATGCTATTGAGATGGAGTATGCGACAGTCAATCCATTTGCTAGTGTCAAGCGTAAAACAGCACCTCAACGTAAAGTTGTATGGACTGAAGATGATGTGCGTCAGTTTCTTGACACTGCATACAGCCAGTTTGAGTGGCGTAGTCTTGGCCTCATAGTACACATGGCATACGAATGGTGTCAGCGTCTAGGTGACATGCGCTTGCTTACATGGGATAACCTTGACCTGCAGGAGAAGAAGCTGTACTTGGAACAGTCCAAGCGCAGGGCAACGGTTACACTACCCATTGATGATGACTTGCTGTCTATGTTGACACAACAAGAAGCTGACTTTGGATTCCAAACCTACGTAGTGCCACGTACAAGCCCCGTACAGGGCGAGTACCACCCTTACAGTATGGAGAGGCTGTCTAAAGCTGGTCGGGCTGTCATGCGCGAAGCTGGACTGCCTGATGAACTACGACTGATGGACTTACGCCGCACTGGTACGACACAAATGGTCGAAGCTGGTGTGTCTATGGGACAAATCATGTCGGTAACAGGACACAGTAACCCACAGTCAGTTAAACCTTACATGAAAAATACGTATGCCTCTGCAAATAATGCGTTGACAACTCGTAAGTCTCATGGTAAAAGCACTTAACTGCCGCAGAGAAAGTGATATAGTATGAGTAATATATATAATATAGTAAGTGAATTAGATGTACCTAATGGGCATACAAAGCGTATGAACTGCCCATCATGTAAGGGTACGAAGACATTCACAGTAACCAACAACATGGGTAGCCTTCTGTGGAATTGCTACAAGGTATCCTGTGGTGTGTCGGGTGGCACTCGTGTACATCTGACCGTGGATGACATCAAGCGTGGCTTCAAGGATGCAGAACAGTTTGCACAAGATAGCTTTGCCCTACCTCAATACATTGTACCCCGCAGTGGCGGCTTACACATGAATAGGTGGTGTGCCAAGTGGGACATAGATGCAGACAAGCTGGGCCTCATGTATGATGTGAAGGAAGACCGTGTGGTGTTTCCTGTTGTACACGATGGCAAGATTGTCGATGCCAGTGGCAGAACATTAGGGAAAAGAATACCCAAGTGGAAAAGATATGGAAATAGTGGCTTGCCATACTCATCAGGGTGTGGTAAAGTCGCAGTAGTTGTTGAGGACTGTGTGAGTGCAGCCGTTGTTGGTTACGGTTCCTTTGTCGGGGTTGCGCTTCTTGGTACATCTCTCCAAGATTCGCATAAGAGGTATCTCGCACAGTTCTCAACAGCAGTCATAGCGTTAGACCCCGATGCCCTACCGAAGACGCTTCAGATGGCTAGAGAATTACGTGGACACGTTTCGGATGTCCGTGTATTGAGGTTGGTGGATGATATAAAGTACAGAAACCCGACAGACATGGAGAAGCTAGACGCTCTCCGTAAACAGATAGGAGAATAGCCAATGGAACTTACACTTATACGAAGCCTTATGGACAAGGGGTTTTACGATGACCATCGTGGGTCACGTTGTCCCACACGCTTGTTCAGTAAGGATGTACGCAAGATTAAAGAGGCCATTGATACAGCAATGGACAGGTACGAGCGTACCGTAACGCCAGATGAGATTGAGGCGTTGTTCATGTCGAACAACCCGACACTCACCACTGCACAGAAGCAAGCCTATACATCTCTGTTCAACACCATCAAGCGTGAGCAACCTATGGGTGGTGACGTAGCACAAGAGGTGCTGTCTAAACTATTCCAGCAGGTTATCGGTGAGGACGTAGCCAATATCGGATTCGATATGGTCAACGGTTCAGCCGCTACACTTGAGGCACTACGCAATCTGCTTGAGCAATATGGCGATGACTTCACCCCTAATCTAAAGATTGAGTGGGATGACATCAGCATTGAGACATTGATGGCGAAGGCTGAACTGGAAGCTAAGTGGGCCTTCAATATACCTAGCGTAACACGCAAGGTCGAGGGTGTTAGTGGCGGTCAGTTGATTGAGGTTGGTGCTAGACCCAACACAGGTAAGACATCCTTCCATGCCAGCTTGATAGCTGCACCGGGTGGGTTTGCATCACAGGGTGCTAGATGCGTTATCTTATGTAACGAAGAGCCTACTCACCGTGTTGGTGCTAGATACTTGACAGCCGCCGCAGGTATGTCAGCCCGTGATGTCAAAGCTAACATGGCAATGGCAAGGTCACTATACGAACCTGTGATGAACAACATCAGAATCAAAGAAGCAGGTGGTCGTGACATGAATTGGGTAGAGTCTGTATGTAAATCATACAAGCCTGACATCCTTGTGTTGGACATGGGAGATAAGTTCCAGACTGCTGGTAGCTTCTCTCGCCCCGATGAGGCACTCAAGGCTTGCGCTATCCACGCTAGGCAGATTGCCAAGACGTATGACTGTGCTGTATTCTACATGTCTCAGCTATCA